GAAGCCATTCGAAATACAGCACGCACCATCCCCGCACTCCTGGCCCTCAGGGCAGCAGGTTACGCTAGTGCCAATGGTGCAGACCCGCGCGTTGGGGCAGCACGTACCATTCACGCAAGTCGCTCCTGTCTGGCAGCACTGGGTGTCGCATGGCGTGGTACCAGCTGGACATGCGGCACACGTGCCATTAACGCAGTTGCCGCTACAGCAGTCAGTGTCGCCGGAGCAGTCCCCGCCATTCTGTAGGCACATAGGCGTCGTCGACGTCGAGGTTGTGCTCGTCGACGTCGAGGTTGTGCTCGTCGAAGTGCTCGTTGTGCTACTCGTCGTACTACTCGTCGTAGTGGTAGTGGTCTGCGTCTGGCAGCTTCCGCTGGAGCAGTTTAGGCTACAGCACTGGTCAGGCCTCGTGCAGTGCTTGCCGTTGCGCTTACACCCAGGAGGGTCCCCAGCAGCCTCACCGATGCCAAGCGATCCCAGCGTGCCCCCAACGAGGGCTGCACCCATCAACCTAAGGGCCTTACCTCGCGAGAGGCTGCCATCAGCCAGTCCTCTAGCCAGATCGTCGAAGAAGCTTTCTTCTCTGGCCATCGGCTGCCTCCTCCCAGAAAGACGGGACTCGTCAGCCCCGCGGTGTTGACCAACGATACCAAGTATGAAGGGTTACAAGGCCTGACGCAACTTCCGAGAATTCCTATTCTAGGCACTTGGGTGAATAGGCGCTTGGCTATAATGCCTGGTGCGTAGGCCACGGTCTGAGGGGAGGAGAACACAGTGCAGCCGACCATTGCCGCCAACACCCTGTTCTATGGAGACAACCTTCCCATCCTGCGCGAGTACATCCCCGACGAGAGCATAGATCTCGTCTACCTGGATCCGCCCTTCAACAGTGCTCGTAACTACAACGTGCTATTCAAGGACGAGAGTGGCAGGGACAGCGAGGCGCAGATAGAAGCGTTCGAGGACACGTGGCATTGGAGCCATGTCGCGGAGGAGACATACCACGCTCTGGTGATGGAGGCACCCCATGAGGTGTCCAAGGCGGTGGAAGCCTTACACGACCTCATCGGGACCAACCAGATGATGGCCTACCTGGTGATGATGGCTGCGCGTCTTGTGGAGCTTCACCGCGTACTCAAGCCGACAGGCAGCTTGTATATCCATTGCGACCCTACCTCGTCACACTACCTCAAGGTTCTCCTTGACGCGATCTTCGGGCCCCCCCGCTTCCGTTCTGAGATAGTCTGGAAGAGGAGCGGCGCCCATAGTGACACCAAGCAGGGCCGACGAATGCACGGCCACATCCACGACACCATCTTCTTCTACACCAAGAGCGAAGCGTGGACGTGGAATCCTGTCTACACGCCTTACAGCAGGGAATACATTGAGCAGATGTACAGACACGTAGAACCAGAGACCGGGCGTCGGTACCGAGTAGACAACCTCACAGCGTCGAAGCCAGGCGGAGATACTTCCTACGAGTGGAAGGGCGTCAGACCCTACCAGGGGCGCTACTGGGCGTACTCAAGGGCGAAGATGGAGGAGTTCGAGCGTCAGGGGCGGTTAATCTACTCCAAGAAGAGCGGGATGCCTAACTACAAGCGTTACCTAGACGAGATGCCTGGTGTGCCATTGCAGGACCTCTGGACTGACATCCCTCCTGTCGGCAAGCAGGAGCGCCTAGGCTACCCAACGCAGAAGCCGGAGGCACTTCTGGAGCGGATCATCGAGAACTCCAGCAACCCTGGTGATGTGGTGCTCGACCCATTCTGCGGGTGTGGCACAGCAATAGCCGCAGCACACAAGCTCGGACGCAGTTGGGTAGGCATAGACGTAACCCACCTCAGCATAGCCCTGATGAAGTACCGACTGAAGGATATGTTTCTCGACGCTGAGTTTGAGGTAATCGGTGAGCCTAAAGACGTTGGTGCTGCTCGACAACTGGCTCAAGACGACCGCTACCAGTTTCAATGGTGGGCGCAGTCATTGGTACGTGCCAAGCCTCTTGGTGCTAAGAGTGGCGGCAAGACAGGCAAGAAGGGTAGCGACAAGGGCATTGATGGTGTTATCAACTTCATAGACGATAGGGGTAGCAAGCCCAAGCGTATACTGGTTCAGGTCAAGTCGGGCAAGGTTAAGAGCGGCGATATACGCGACTTGCGGGGAACGGTAGAACGTGAAGAAGCAGCCATGGGTGTATTCATCACCTTAGAAGAACCAAGTCGCGACATGAGGACGGAAGCGGTTAGCGCGGGCTTCTACCATTCGCCGGGATGGGGCCAAGACTTCCCGCGTATTCAGATCCACACAATCGGAGAATTGTTGCGCGGGGCTGGGGTCAAGATGCCGCCGCAACATGGGACGTTTAAACAGGCTCAGCGGGCACGGACGCAAGAGCCTGACCATCTCCGACTAGACTTGTGAAAGGCGTATAGCCCCGCCCGCATCCCCTATGCCACCCACCCCTGTATGTAGCGTCTCAGAACAAAGTCACTTTGTAACGAGGCGGTGACAAGGGAAGTGAGGACCCCTACCAATCGGGCCGGGGGAGAGCGGGGTTGACAAATCCTCAACCATGTGGTATTATAATAGTGTAAGGAGGGAGGAGGGACACAAGGAGAGTAGAAGACCCGGGGGAGACAACCCGGGGACCCGGCCCCCAGAGTGGGCGGACCGGAAGGAGCAGGGGTCAGGGAAAGCGGGAGAAGGGAAGCGAACTCCAGCATTACTCCCGTTAAAAGAACTGCTTCCCCAGTGCAGGGGAAGTACGACCAAAAATAGGAGAATTGTATGCAAGAACTAAGAGAAATAAGAAACGTGCGGGGGCTCTCTCAGAGGGCTCTAGCAGACAAGGCAAACGTAGACAAATTAACCATCATCCACGCCGAGCAGGGAAAGAAACACCCACACGCCGAGACACTAGAGAAGCTGGCAAAGGCTCTAGAGGTTTCGGTAGCTGACTTGATCCAGCCCCCCTACGAAACAATGACCTTAGAACAGCTTATGGGAGAGGGACAGAAGGTACGCGAAGAGATGGTAGAGGCCACAGAAAAGGGTGATATGTTGCGCCTCGACTTACTACTGAGAAGGGGAGAGAGGATATCTTCTCGAATTAACGAACTCGACCCCCCATACGCCACCGTCAAATTCCGCCCAGACACACTGCCGGAAGTCACATGGTTGCGGCCAGCTTCAGAAGAGGAAGTACAAAAGCTAAAGGACACAATTGGAGAGTACACAGAGAACAAGGACCTATTGTTAATTGGATAAACAAACAGCGCCCTAGGTTTTGGAGAGGACCACAGGGGCGCAGAAAGGCTTACTAATATGGTAGCACAAGACACCGGCGCAGACTACGAAAAAGTGCCGGAATCCCTGAAAGAAGCGCCACATTGGATGTGCTGGAAGAATGAAGAAGGGCGCAAGGTCCCCAAACTCGCCAGCACTAGGGGGGTGTTCTATGGGTCTTCTACAGACACTTCTAGACACCGTACCTTCGAGGAAGCTATAGCAGCGCTTAGGACGGGCAATTTTGACGGTCCTGCTAGGGCCATAATGGAAGATGAAGAGTACGTTGGGGTAGACCTCGACCACTGCATAGAAGACGGGGAAATCCTACCGTGGGCGCAAGAGATAATTAATGACCTCGACACTTACACAGAGATAAGCCCCAGTGGTACCGGCGTAAAGATGTGGCTTAGGGCAAAGGACCTGAAGCGCTCCTATGAAAAGAAGGCCGAAAAGGAGATTGAAATATATCCCCACGGGCGCTTCTTTACCGTCACAGGCCAAAGCATCAACGGGAGACATGTAAACGACAGACAGGCCGAACTCGACGCACTCATAGCTAGAGAGTGGCCGCGTAAGAAGGTCAAGTTCGATAAGTCCGCCGGCAGAATCGGGTGGGACCTAGCAGAGTGGTTGGAAAAGCAGGATGTAGAGATACGCGGTGAAGTGTTCGACAGAGAGAGCACCGTTAAGTTCGAGATTGACTGCCCGTGGTCAAAGGAACACACGGACAGCAATACGGTTGCTTATGTAGGTCAGTACGAGAGTGGTGCTACATGGTTCAACTGTTATCACGCTCACTGTGAGGGCCGTAAGTGGAGAGAGTTTAGGGAGAAAGTTAGTAGTACCACTAACAACGCTAACACCACTAACACCGCTAACAACGCTAACACCACTAACAGTGAGATATTCACAGCAGCCGCTTTGCTTGCCGAAGAGCTGCCCCCGGTAAGGTGGGTAGTACCAGACTTACTTCCGGAGGGCGTAACACTACTTCCCGGTAAGCCTAAGAAGGGTAAGAGCTGGATGGCTTTAGGGATGTGTGTAGCCGTGGCTACTGGAGGGTACGTCTTCGGCTCAATTCAAGTGGATGAGGGCGACACACTTTATCTCTCCCTCGAAGACAACAAACGGCGACTACAGAAGCGGCTGAAAAAGCTTCTACGCGGCGATGGTCCCCCAGAGAAGCTACACATGGTCTTAACGTGGCCTAGGCTGCATGAAGGGGGAGACGCAAAGCTAGACGATTGGCTAGATGAACACCCGGATACAAAGCTGGTAGTCATTGACACTCTCCAGAAGGTACGCAAGCCCGCCAAGGGTAACGCGGTCTATCAGGAAGATTACGCGGCTCTAGAGTCACTGCTACCCATCGCCGCTAAGCATCAGGTTGCAATCCTCGTGGTGTATCACCTTCGTAAGACCCCTGGAGTGGACCCTGAAGACGAAATCAGTAGTTCTACGGGGCTGACAGGGGGTGTGGATGGCTGGCTGATACTCCGCAACGCCCCCGGTAAAGGCGTCACTCTGCACATCAATGGTAGGGATATCGAAGAGCCCAAAGAGTACGCCATGCACTTCGACCCTATGGCGGCGACCTGGACCATTAGAGGGGACGCCGACGAGGTACAGATGTCGGAAGAGAGGGCTAAAATCCTCAAGGTGTTGCGATTCGCCGGCGAGTCTTTAGGCCCCAAGGAGATTGCAGACCTCATACCTGGAGCTAAGCCGGGCAATATCAGATACCTGCTCTACAAAATGGTGGAGGATGTACAGGTAATCAAGGATTCCCGAGGTAAGTACAGCCCCGTTGTTAGCGATGAAGAAAGCACCACTAACACTACCGCTAACAATGAAAATCGCTCAAATCCCCATAAAACCGTTGATGACCCCCCAAATGTTAGCGATGTTAGCGATGTTAGCGATGTTAGCGACGGTGTAAAGGAGAAGGTCCACAAGGAGGATAAGAAGGCAAAAGAGCACAACGAAGCCGCTGCTAGATGGGCCGAGGAAGCGCTGGCAATTTTCCATGAGTTCGGGGACGCAATCCATAACGGGGGCGTGTCTCGGGAGACTTGGGAAGAGCTGTGTCGCCGGCGCGGACTTCAGAGCCAACACTTTAAGCGTGCCCTCTACTACTTAGAGAAGTATGGCCGCGTCGAGTACATCATGGCGGACCATCACGAAGACAGCCGCTACGTCCTCGCACAAGAGCTTCAGGTTTAAGAGACCACATAATACCTAGAGCGGTGGGCATTCCTTCGGGGGTGCCTACTTGCTTTGGGGTGGGGCGCAAAGGACTAGCAGCCATGAATACAACAAAGGACCTAAAACCACTATTCAGGAAAGCGAGAAAGCAAGGATTCACAATTCGACGGGGGAGGAAATGGAAGGTAACAGCTCCCGATGGCCGGACATTCGGAGTGGCTTTAACTCCCAGCGACCCTCTAGCCCTAAAACGGATAACAGCAGACTTCCGGCGACACGGACTAAAACAATGAGAAAGGAATAATGATGGCGAGCCTACCAGAACAGCATAGGGCAGGGATGACAGCAATCATAAACAAGGGCCTAGCTGACCTAGCAGAGAAGGAATCGAAGCGCGTTAGCAAGGCCGAATTGATGCAGATGCAGGCAATCTACGAAAGGCAGGCACAGCAAGAGCACCAGGACTTAGTCAACTTCTTAATCAACTACGGAACAGAGGTAACAGCAAATGAGTGAGCAAACACGCGACTCAGAGGGCCGTTTTACATCCCCCACTGACGCGCAATGGGTACGGGCAACACAGCAAATCAGGGCCGGATTCATGGCCTACGCGCTGGGCCTGACGGAGAAACAGCAAGAGAAGCAGCAACCATCGGAAGAGGAACAGGAGCGCCTATCACGGGCAGAGTTTCTTAGAGGTTTGCTACTTGGCAATCAGGAAGAAAGTGAGTAGAGATGGCGAATAAACAGAACATAGCAAGCTTTTTGAAGGCCCCCATAGCTGCAGCGTTACGGCAGCGGAGTGTGAAAGATGGGCCGAAGTCAAGCGTGTTTCGTGGTGTGGCTGCAAACGCATCGCCCAAGAAGAGGGGGAAGTAATGGCACGTAAAGCTAAGACACCGGCGGTAATGGGTATCAACTCGAAGAGCTACCCATGCCCGAGCTACTGGGACCTAACCGGGAAGCCTTGGAGCAAGATGGAGGCCCTGGCACAGGAACAGGCGAATCTGTCCGAGCGCTACAACAAACTTGGACAGGAGCGCATGCAACTGGTAGAGGAACTGAACTACCAGCGGCAGAGGTATTACGACGAACAGACAAAGGCCGCACGGTTGGATGAGCCTGACCCCGACGATAAATACATTGTTGCCACTGAGAAGGCGATAGAGCGGACCGAACGGAAGATGCAGGCTATCCGGCAGGCCAGTGATGAGGTTGATCTGGACCACAACCGGGCCATGTTGGAACTCCGGGAATCTGAAGGCCTCGTGGAAGAGCTTGTATCCAAGGCACGGGCGCATGAGCAGGAGTACCTGGAGCATGTTGCCAAGGCTGAGGTAGCACGGGACCAGATGGGCCTCTTCCTCGGAATCAGCAGGTACGTCGCCGGCATGCAGGAAGAGTTCGGTACGCCTAGGACTGACCCTGTAGGCAAGCTGTGGTACGAGCAACGTCTCCAGTGGCCCGGAGACCCAGAGCCCGACCCGACCATCTCCACCGTCACCGCCGGCGCTCTTCTGTAGGGGGGTGGAAAAAGTGGAAGGCTACAACCCTCCTGCAATGTGCATGGTAGAGGGCTGTGGTGGCGTTGTATGGGGCGAGGACGGCTACTGCTGGACCCATGACCCCGCCAACCGTGAACAGGTCCTAGAGAACGTTTCTAGGGCCGGAGCTGGACACGGGGACCCTCGACTAGAGGACCTGCGAAAGGAATACCAAGCACTCTACACCCTGGTAAAAGACACCGACTACTCCCCCACCCGCGCTAATACCCTTGTCCGAATCCTTGCCGGACAGGTGGATATTGTGCGGGCTGAGAGGGATGTGTCTGTGGAGCAACTGAAGCAGACACTAGAGGAAATCAAAGATGCAGTACGCGAGCAAGGAATCCCTGTATAAGGATGCGCGTCGTGTACTACAGGTGGTGCGCGGATGGAACACTCCGCAGGTCCCGAAGAACGCTGTGGACTTTGCTGAGAAGACGTTAGGACTCACCCTAATCGACTGGCAAAGAGACTTTCTAGCCTCTGACCATCCGCGCCGCCTGCTCCTTTGCTGCCGTCAGAGTGGGAAATCCACAATGGCCGCGGTCGAGGCTCTACACGTTGCGTTGACCGAACCTAACTCACTGGTGGTTATCCTTGCCCCTAGTGAGAAGCAAGCAAAGGAAACGTTCGGCAAGGTAGCAGCATTCTATCGGCGGGTGGGTGAGATTCTGCCCGCTGAATCCTACCGTAAGACCGGACTGCAGCTCTCCAATGGCAGCCGCATTGAGACCTCAGCAGGGACAGAGAAGACCACAAGAGGTTTCAGCTCTGTCCGCTTGCTGATAGTTGATGAGGCCAGCCGGATAGACGATGACCTCTACTTCGCCATCCGTCCTATGTTAGCTGTCTCGGGCGGGACACTGGTAATGCTCTCAACACCCTTTGGTAGGCGGGGTGTGTTCTACGAGGAATGGACAGAGGGCAAAGGCTGGCAGAAATTCAAGGTAACGGTGGATGATTTACCGGATGACTGGTACCTCCCCTCCAAAGCCGAGTATCTAGCCGAAGAGAGAGAAACCCTACCCAACCGGATAATAAGGCAAGAATACTACTGTTACTTTGTGGAGACCGATGAGCAGGTCTTCTCAGAGGAACTTATCGCCTCTATCACGTCAGATGATTACGAGCCGTGGAACTACTAGGAAAGAATCACAATGGAAGAGAAATACGTAATGCTTTGTCTCGACCCCGGACAATCGAGGGACCCGTTTGCCATCGTTGCACTCGAAATCACTATGCACCCCGTCCGGGAACTACTAGGCCCGCAGCGAGGGATACTTAACAAGACCCGCATTGACTACCGGGTAAAGCTGCTGGAAAGAATGCTAGACAAACCCTACCCCGAGTGTGTGAGCAGGGTGACAGACCTTCTCCTGAAGATGGGTGCGCAACTGGAGGAAGAGAACCCCACCGTAATACTTGTGGCCGATGTGACGGGAGTAGGAAGGCCGGTCAAGGACTATATACTAGAGAACTGGAGTCAGGCCGCAGCGGGGAGAGTGGTAAACCTACAACCCGGCTGGATTAACATTCATGGCGGCGATACGTACCATTATGACAGACCCTTCATGCACGTCCCGAAGAGGGAAATCGTCAGCTCTCTAGTAGTGGCCGTGGAGCAGGGAGAGTTCACCATCCCCCGCAAAGAGAAACTACGCAAAGAGTTTCTACAGGAGATGCGAACCTTCCGCGCCGACATTAGCTCCAGGACCGCGCACGACTCCTACAGCCATTGGAGGGAGACGGACAAAGACGACATGCTACTTGCGGCGGGGTGTGGAGTATGGGTTTTCAAGAGTTTCTACGTACCCGCAAGCTCTCACAAAACAGGCGACCCCGACATCCCCGAACCCGTCGAAGTTTCGCCCAGCCCCCACAGCCCACTACCGCCGATACCATAAGGAGTACCAATGCCAAAACGATGGATTTTCCCATTTCGACCAGAGCCCGCGTCTAGGTTAGAGCAACCACCAGACAATCCGCGGTTCTACAAGCCAAAGCGCAAGAAAAAGAAGCGCCGCAAGGAATAACCTACCTGTAGAGGCGCTATTAACGACACAGGCGAACGGCAGCGGGTCCGATATGCAGCTCCAGACCGTCCCCCTGGAGCCGGGTGTGTGGTTTGCCATGTTTCCACACGCCCGGCTTTCGATATTCACGAATAGCCCTATCCACCACGGAAGCCGCAAGTTTCGCGACTGCCGAGAATTCCAAAGTTCTAAGCACTAGCGATAGAAGCCCGATAATTGGCGCTAGCTCTATCGTTGCGATAATCAGCGCGATAAGTTATCGTCAGCGCTATGGAGGATTGGTACAGCACGTCGGAAGCGGCACGGATTATGAGGGTTACTGAGGGCCGTGTGCGGCAGATGCTCCAGGCGGGAGAGCTGGAAGGAACGAAGGACCCTATGTCGGATAGGTGGCGTGTCGCGCAGCAAGCAGTACACGAGCGTAGAAGGTCCACAGCGCCGCGAGAATCCTCTGTGACGGTCAGCGAGCTTGTGGAGAGAGTAGAGACACTGGCTATGGAATTAGGACGCGCACAGGGTCAGCTGGAACTTACGGAGGTTACTGAATCCACACTCCGGGAGCAGTTAGAGCGCGAACGTGAGAGGGCCGACCGACTAGAAGAGGAATTACAGACCGAACGGAGCAAGGGGTTCTGGGCGAGGTTGTGGGGTTAGATAGCCCGCATAGCCCCGGCCCGGTACCGCTACTGTTGGCTGGCACGCTCCTGACGCGCAAGACGTTGTTCCGACATCGGTGGGCGATGATACCAGACTGTACAATTACCCCTCTGCACATTCCACCACCCGCCCGTCCGAGGCTCGGGTGCGTACTTCATTGCCGCACCCATACGCTCGATTCCTTGCTTCTTCCCGCAGGATACGATGACGGCGACCCCATTTCTCACCACTGGCCCCTCAGTCGTGAATCTGGGTATGGTCAGCAGCGGCCCGAGAAGCAGCCACCCCACTACCAGGATTGCCCCGATTAGCACCGGTACCGCAAGCACCCGCCCCGCTAACCCGTAGCGTCCACGTAAGAAGCCCTCAATCCATGCGCGGATGGTCTCTACGGCTCTCTCCTTTCGTCTCTAGGTTCCCTTGCCTCTCTAGGGTAATACGGCCCGCCCTGCTTCTTCCGTTCACAGCGAAGCCCCGGCCCTAACGCTCTAGGCTCTTCGGCTTCCTGGAGTTTCTTATGTACAGACTAGAGGGGTGTGAGTCGGCGTACATAAGAAGCTCCAGCATCCACAATCCCGCATATCTATCCATCGGTGCTACAAGCTCTGCCGGGGCGGGGCTATACGGGGTGCCTGGAGGGGCGATTCTAGGGGTGCCTGGGCGGGGCTATGCAGGATCTTGGATGCGAACTTCCGAGAATGCCTATTCCACGCACTTCGGTGAATAAGGACATAAAGAAAGCAGAACGTCCGGGCTTAGATGCCCGGTCGCCCGCACGCTTCTATTACGCACTCACCGTACTATCACAGAAGGCACTGGCCGTCTCGGCAGGTCGCACTGCCACAGCACTCACTGTCGTCGGTGCAATCAAAGCCAAAACCATCCCAGCAACATCTTCCGTTCTCGCAAGCCAGGTTAGGACAGCACTGGCCGGCGATGCAGAGGCCGCCTAGCGATCGGCAATGACTGCAGAAAAAGCGGCCTCTTAAAAAGTCGCAAATTTTGCTACAGCACTGAGTGTCGGCGGTGCAGAGGTTGTTGAAGCCATTCGAAATACAGCACGCACCATCCCCGCACTCCTGGCCCTCAGGGCAGCAGGTTACGCTAGTGCCAATGGTGCAGACCCGCGCGTTGGGGCAGCACGTACCATTCACGCAAGTCGC